TCAAGATTTCTTTCTAAGATTTTCCATGATATCGACCGTTTCATTTCTCATCTTATCTGTTACATGCGAGTAAGTATCCATCGTAATTGAAATTCTGCTGTGACCCAATCGTTCAGAGATTTCTTTCATTTTTGCGCCATTTTCGAGAAGAAGTGTAGCATGAGTATGTCTGAGAGAATGGAAGTTAAAAGAGAGGGAGAGTGCATTCGATATCCTTCTTGTGTTCCATTTCACCACACTTGGCGTAACTAGCTCACCGTCTTCCTTCGTACATACTGCATTTGAATCAATGTAGAGCTTTCCATACTTCATTCGATTTTCTAATTGTTGTTTCTTATGTTTTTTCAGAATTGCTAGCAAGGTTTGTCCAATAAAAATCGTTCGATTGGAACTGCTTGTCTTTGGTGTACCATATACCCATGCGCCACCATTCTTTACCATTTGTTTCTCTACAGTAATTGTTCCATTTGAAAAATCGACATTATCCCACGTCAGACCACAAACTTCGCCAACGCGCATTCCCGTATAAAATCCAATATTCAAAGGAATATAGAAAGGATGGCCTTCAGGAGTGATTTCTAGCATATGATCAAAGTCCTCAAGAGAAATGATTTTTAGATCTTTTTTAGTCGTTGGTCGTTCTTCGTATTTTGGTATCTTTACATACAGCATAGGATTTTGCTTGATTAACCCCCAAGGATAAACCGCCATATTCAGCGCATTCTTAAGGACAGAGTGAGTAATAGTCATTGTTTTCTTCGAGTAACCCTTTTTAAATTCAGCATTGATGAAATTTTGTAAAAGAGCAGGGGAGAGATCCGTAAGTTTTTTCTTTCCTAAATAACCGTTTATATGATTTTTGATGGTAAATCGGTAGTTTTCATAGGTATTGTATTTTAGATTTAGTTTAACGTATTCCTCCATCCAAAAATCAAGGTATTGTTTTACTCGAGTATCCGTACCTAAAAAGTATTGTCCTGTTTCGTCAATATCTGATAAAACTTTTCGTAAAGCAGCTTCGGCCTCTGGTCGGGTGTCTCCGCCAACTTTCTCCACTTTTTTTCTTGAGCCATCATCATTGATATCTTCAAAATAATAATACCAACGTTTTCCACGTTTTCTCACACCGCCACGCATAAAATCAGTCCTTTCATATTGCTATGTCATTAGTACGATAGTTAAATTCTTTTGGTACATATAGAGAGGGAATAGATGTAAAATCCGTATTTTCAATAGAAGTATACGAACTTATGTTCTTTTGCGTTTAAAAAGAAAAGCCCGAAGGCTGATCTTAAACTATTACAATGCAACTAATTAGGGACGAGCGTATTGATTCCCTCGAGGGGCACGACTATACCCAGCATTATCAGCATCTATTTGAGTCATGTATTGATAATTATTTGGATTTGTAACACGAGAATAGTACTTTCCACTATCTGAACGAGCGAAAACCATACCATTTGCAGCGATAGACCACTGGCCATCAACAGTGTATGAATTATTTTGTTGTTCAGCTTGATGTTGAGCTTCAGCAGCTTGTTGCTTTTGTCGTTCTGCTTCAGCTGCCTCATTAGATTTTATAGTTGAATCAACATTGACTAAGCGATTTAATAATTCTTGGTTTCCACCAGGTATAGATTGAATAGCTGATAATGCTGCATTGTAGTTATCTCTAGTTGGATTAGCTTCAGCTTGTTCCAGAACGGTTTTAGCTGTTGAAGTTTTTTGATTAATTTCTTCTTGGCGTTTTTTCTCAGCTTCTTTAGCTTTTTGTTCTTCTTGGCGTTTTTTCTCAGCTTCTTTAGCTTTCTGTTCTTCTTGGCGCTTTTTCTCAGCCTCTTTAGCTTTTTGTTCTTCGGCCTTTTTCTTTTTAGCTAATTCTTTAGCCTTTTTTTCATCTTTTTCTCGGCTTTCAGAAGAGACAGATACACTTGAAGATGAAGATTTAGCGTCTTTGTGTCCATCTGCTTGTCCAGTTGTTGGTGGAGCAAGAGCCCCTCCGATTACCATAACTATAAAAGCTACTAGAATTCCAATACTAATCTTTTTCTTTGAACGTTTCTTCTTGGAGAAAAAAGAATATACTAAAAAACATACTCCAAATAGAAAACCAAAGAACCCAACTAAAATTAAAAACGTACTCATTTATTCCTCCTTGTTGAATATATCACTGGGTAAATCAAGTATTTACTCCCACTTGAAGGCAGGTAGTGATAGTCGCCCTTAATAAAGCCTTAACAAAAAGAAAGCCGGAAGGCCAACCTTTTTTAATTAGTAGGGATAGTTTTTTCAAAACTTCCATTATCCATAAAATCTTTCATGATAATAGGAGAACCTGGATAAATAATTTCTACACCAACAACTGCATCAACAGTAGCATCAGGCTTAACATCTGTATCGCCCATCTTTACAAGATCTGGTTTGTAGTCTTGAGGGAACAAGCCATTTGCTCCATTCAATAGTTCTTCGGTTTTATCTGTTTCCTGTATAGGTTTGATTGATGTAGCGAATGCCATCCAAGGACTTTGAGCTTTGTCAGATTTATTAGTATATTGAATTTCAATAGCTAATATTTTTTTATTTGGATCATATTGGCTAGATAATTCTTCAGTGTTTTTTATTACAATCTTTGATGAATCGTCTTCAAAAGTTGTATCACTTGTAGATTTTTCTTCAGTACTTGAATCCATAGAGTTGCTGCTCTCTAAAGTAACCATTGTAGAAGTATTAGTAGTCGTTTTTTTAGGCACATCAGAGTTTGAATCGTTGTTACCACAAGCACCTAATGTGATACTAGAAAACAAGATTAATCCTAACCCAACTATTTTTTTCATATTTTCCTCCAAAAAATAAAATAATTTACTCCCACTTAATGGCAGGTAGTGATAGTCGCCAATTTTAAATTAAAAATCTGTACACGTTTTCAGGTAGCCCATACAAATTTGTTAATTCCTCAACTTTTCTAGGGTATTGATCGTTGTCTTCTTTATAAAGAGAAACAATGAGATTAGCAGCAAAGCAATTCGCTTCGCTTTCTGATTTGCTTCTGGATGTTCGTGTAGATACATAATAGCTAGATAACCCACGATGAAAGATGGCGTGACCAAGCTCATGAGCACAAATGTAAAATCTTTCCTCAGAATCCTTTAATTCGTCATTCAAAAGAATGACAGCACGGCCTAAAATCTCTTGGAATTGACCTTTAGGATCATCAATAAAAGGAACATATTCAATTTGAATGTCCATTTTTTCACAAATATAAAATGGATTAGCGGATTGATACTTCCGCTTTAGGTTTTCCACTAAATTGATAACATCCAATTCCATACCCAATCACTTCTCTTTGTCCTTGTCTTCTTTTTTGAATTTCCAAAACATGCCTGCTAAAACATCTCTGACTCTTTGAAGCTGTTCGGGTGTTAACGTTTCGCCTCCATAAGCCATGTTAGCATTTGATTCAAGTAATTTATCCAGTTCAATCAAATCGTCCTCATTTGCCCATTCCGGAATCGTATTTACATTAACTGGTGAATTCTCTTCAAAATATGATATTGAAACGCCGAGAGCAGTAGATAATTTTTTTAAGGTTTCAAGCGTTGGATCTTTCCGTTCGCCTTTTTCAAATCTTGATATTTGAGAAGCACTCACTCCAGATTTTAAAGCCAACTGGTTAACGCCTAAGCCTCTAGAGGTTCTCAATTTTTTTAGTTTTTCTCCAAACTCCATGATAAAACCCCTTTCTTAATATATGATATAGCCCATAGGCAATAAAATCAAAAAAAATTGCATTTTGGCAATAAAAAGTGTTGCCAAAAGACAAATTTAGTATTATAGTATTGTCATAAGGCAACGGAGGTGTATTAAATGAAAACTTTGCTTAAGCAAGAAAAGCTCTACTCCTTGATGCAATCAAAAGGAGATGATCCATATTCACTTGCTAAAAGAATGAATGTTGCTCCGTCAACAGTTTATAGAATTTTAAACGGAGATCGCGGAATCGGTGGTGAACTAATTCCGAAATTGCTTAAAGCTTTTGATTTATCTGAAAAAGATTTCGATAAGCTTTTTATTTTTAGTGAAGTATTGCCAAAAAACAACAGACAGGAGATTGCCAAATGACACGACAAGAAAAAATAAACATTGTACTTGATGCTAGACCACGATTGGTTCACATCATCAAATGTGCAAATGATGATCAACTCGATCGTCTAGTTGAAGAAGTCCAAAAAGAGCTTGAACGTGAATTAGACGAAGCAGCTTTCGTTTGATTCTTTAAATTAATAGTATAAAAAAATTGCTCGTATTGATATACGGGCGAATAAGAATATGAGGTGTTTAAACTGTTAAAAAAATCAAGTGTTATTCGAGAATCGTTAGTCGAAGTAATTAATAAGAGTGGTGAGACCAAAAAGGAAATAGCAAGACAAATCAACGTCTCTCAACAGTCATTAAGCGATTGGACAACATTGCTTAATACGAAGCCCGTGACGTTGGAAAATGCTCAGGCGTTAACGGATCATTTTAGAGATTCAGATTTCACTCTTCAAGTGATTCATGAGTTTTTCGGTCTATTCAAATCAATTGATGGTGATGTTTATAGAAGAGATCCATCTTCATTAGACAAGTTGCAAATGATTGAATCAGATGAGCGGAAACAGAAGAAGCAAGAAGTAGAAAAAATTCTTCTTAAACAAGTAAATTACTTAACTGTTGATGATCGTCAACAAATCATTGCATATGCTTATGAATTTTTAGACGAGATCATGGTTGAAGTCACACTAATAAGTGCATTATGCGAAATACTTGGAATCGATATTCGCAAGCTTAGTGAGGAACGGCTGTCGTACTGGGTAGCACAAGGATATATGAAAGGATGATGGAAATGGAAACATTGGAAAATATTTTTCCAAAAAAAGTTGTCTTGAAGCGCAACAATAAAAGAAACATTGAAAAATTAACATACTCAGTTACTGAAGCGGCATTAGCTATAACAACAAATCCTCAAAATGTTAAAGATTTGATTGAGATGGGATACATCGGTTTTTTGAAACTCGGTGAAATTAGAATTCCTAAAACTGAAGTCGCTCGATTTTTAGAGAATCATATGAATGAAGATCTTGCTAGCGAAATTGCTAAATATAGAGAGGAGAGAAAGAAATGAAAACTGTATTTAAAATGACTGTCAAGAGCGCTTTGCTTATGAGTCTAGTAGCAATCGTACTGGCAAGTATTAATCCAGCATATGCACTTATTTATTGGGGAACCTTAGTAGCGGTTACTGCTGTAAGAGAAAGTTTCAAAATGCCAACACAAAAAAGACCGACCAGCGACGGCAATCGCTAATCGGCAACATAACAAAATAACTTAACTGTATTTTAGCACGAAAGGAAGGCTAAAACAATGAATGATTTTGGACAAGCACTCGATCAGTATTTGACTACTCCCGAATGGGGTACGCCACATCAAGAGGTGGAAGACGATGAGTAAATCTACCTTAGAAATGAGCCATCAAGAATGGCTCGAAGACCGTAAGAAAGGTATCGGAGGTTCTGATGTCGGAACGATTTTAGGATTGAATAAGTGGAAATCACCTTATCAACTCTGGCTAGAAAAAACAGGACAAGTCGTAATTGAAGAATCAGAAAATGAACCAGCTTATTGGGGCAATGTCTTAGAAGAAGTTGTTGCCAAAGAATTTCAAGAACGAACAGGCAAAAAAGTACGTAGAAGAAACCAAGTGTTTGAACATCCGTTACATCCATTTTTAAGAGCAAATATTGATCGTGACGTAGTAGGGGAAAACGCCATTCTTGAATGCAAAACAGCTAACCAATTTCTTGGTAAAGAGTGGGAAGGAGAAGAAGTCCCGCTTAGCTATCTCTGTCAGGTTCAACATTATATGAATGTTTTAAACAAAGATTATTGTTATATCGCTGTGTTGATTGGCGGACAAAGATTCATTTGGAAGCGAATTGCGAGAGATCAAGAATTAATCGATACAATTACAGAACGCTTGGTTGAATTTTGGGAAACAAATGTAGTTGAAGGTATCGAGCCTGTAATTGATGGAAGTGAAGCGACTGCTGATTTCTTAAAAGAAAAATATGCAGATATAGAAGAAAATCAAACAGCTCTACCATCGCGTTTTGATGAACTTATCGAGCAAAAAAGAGAACTCAAGCGGACGAAAAGAGAAATTGAGTCAGCTATCCGTCAAGTAGACAACGAGATTATCAGCGAGCTAGGAAAACGTGAGGCAAGTATCGGCATTACACAAAGGAACATCATCAGATGGAAACTTGTTAGTACTAAACGCATGAACACGAAGAAATTAGCAGAGAAATATCCAGATATCGCAAGTGATGAAGAAATCTATAGCATTACTGAATCTAGAAGATTGACAGAAAAGGAGATTAAATGATGGAAAGATGTCCCCGCTGTGGAAGCGAAGTTAGAGAAACATCTTGGAGTTATTGTACGATTTGTGGATTACCACTGAAGGAGGAAAAAAACAATGGCAACAAATGAATCGTTAAAAAATCAATTGGCAGAAAAGCCACAGAAACAAGTTGCACCAGGACAGTTAGGGCTTAAAGCTCTAATGAATACACCAACAATGAGAAAGAAATTCGAAGAAGTACTTCATGACAATGCTAATGCTTTTATGTCGAATGTTATGACTCTTGTATCTAATGACAGTTATCTTGCAGATAGTGAACCAATGTCTATCATGAGTGGTGCGTTAACTGCTGCAACATTAAATCTTGGGCTAGATAAGAATTTAGGTTATGCATATTTAGTTCCATTCAATAGTAAAAACAAGCAAACAGGAAAATGGGAAAAGAAAGCTCAATTTATGCTTGGCTATAAAGGATATATCCAATTAGCCCAACGATCAGGTAAATACAAAGCATTAAATGTGATTGAAGTTTACGAAGGAGAACTAAAAAGCTGGAACCGACTGACAGAAGAGTTCGAGTTTGATCCAAATGGTAGAACATCTGATGAAGTCATTGGATATGTTGGCTATTTTGAATTACTGAATGGATTCAAGAAAACTGTCTATTGGACCAAACAAGAAATTGAAGCTCATCGAATTGCTAACAATAAAGATCGAGATAAGACAAAGTTAAGTGGTGTGTGGGCATCTGATTACAATGCAATGGCACGAAAAACTGTTTTGAGAAATCTTCTTTCTAAATGGGGGATCTTATCCATTGAAATGCAAGAAGCTACCACATCGGATGAGAGAGTCCAAAGAGTTCAAGAAGATGGCAGCATTATTGCTGAAACAGAAGTTGAGGAAGATATTCCTGAAAGAAAAGAAGCAGAGGTTATTTCTGAAAAAAACGAAGATGTACAAACTTGATTATTTGATGCATCTAATCCGCCGTTAAACAAATAATGAGGGAGTTTTCTCCCTCAAATTACTAGAACGAAAGGAGGGACTCAATTGGATTACATCGGACAGCTTAATGCTTTTGACAATTGGCTTGAATATAACGAGCTTGGCGCTGGTCCCCAACTGCTTTGGTATAAGCTAATGGCTATAGCAAACAAAAGTGGATGGCAGAGCGAATTATCGATTGCCAATACAAGGCTACAAGCAATGACTAAAACGTCTGAAAAAACATTGATTAACAATCGTAATCAATTGATCCAAAACGGACTCCTTCAATATAAAAAGAGAGGTCGTACAAAAGCTGGAGTTTATATTCTTTCTGATCTAATTGGAAATTTTACAGTAAAAACTACAGTAGATAATACGGTAGAAAACTCCGCTACTGGAAATATTCCAGTAGATAGTAAAGTAAATCCGAAAGTAAATAGGGAAGTAAATACTTCAGTAGATTCTACAGTAAATCCTTCAGCTTATATAAACAATACAAAACAAAACAAGACAAATAAAGAAGATGATATAGGCGTGTATGAGTTCATCCAAAAAAACTGGGGGAAAGCACCTACTGGACTTTTGCAAGGAGTATTAGGACCGATGATTAAAACTTGGGGAGCAGATATGATTCTCTTTGCTTTTAAATTAGCTTTCGAAAACAACGTTGAGATGCCAGGATTGAAAAAATATGTTGAAGCGATATTAAATTCATGGAGTAATCAAGGAATTAAGACAATGGAATCAGCAGAAAAAGCCCAAGAAGATTTTAAGAACAAGAAAAAACAAAACTATCTTCCTAAACGTCAAAACAATGTACGGCGTGAAAAGTTACCTGATTGGGTCAACAAACCTCAAGAAGAAAAGACGCTAGATCCTGATAAAAAAGCAGAATTAGAAGCCCGCTTTGCTGCTTATCAGGCTAAGAAGGAGGCGGTTCTTGAGAATGAATAAATATCGTAATCGAAAAACTATCCATCGAGGTATCAAGTTCGATTCTATCGCAGAAGCAGAGTACTACGATCTAGCCTTATGGCAAGCTGAAGCGAACGGCTGGAAAGTAAAACTTCAGGAACGATTTGAGCTGATGCCGAAATTTGAACTAGACGGAAAGAAGTATCGCAAGATCGAGTATATTCCCGACTTCACATTTTATAAAAACGGCAAACTTGTCAAAGTCGTAGATGTTAAAGGGATGCAGACAAAAGATTTCAAAATCAAAGCGAAACTCTTCTGCAGTCAATATCGAGTACCGCTGATCTTAGCGAAGAAATACCGGAATACGTTCAAGGAAGAACGGTTTTAACGAGGTGATCCATCATGACAACAGAAGAAGTGATTCAAATGCGAATTCGAAGCATTCAACATGAGATTGACGATCTGGAACGGACAAAGGCAGTGATGGTCAATGAAACGGCGAGGAAGGCAATCGATTTGCACATAGAAAATTTAAGAAGGGAAATTCGTAGATTGGAGGAATGAGCGTGGATAAGAAAGCGACAATGAAACGAATTGCTGAATTAACCAAGTCAGAATCTTGGCAAGAAGACAAAGAAATAGTTGCAGAAGTCCAAAAGCTTGGCAAACCAATGTGGGCTGAAAAAACCAAACGGATAACGCCGAGAAGAATTGCAATCTGGCATGGTGATCGAATTCTAGTAACAGGTACTGCTGAACAGTTATCTGAAATTACTGGTCTGAGCAAAAACATTATCTGGGATAGAGCTAGGAGCTTATGGATTGATTCAAAGGGGCGACAGTTTAGGTATGTGGAGGAGAAATAATGGATCTCATTACACAATACAGTGACATCATCCTCAAGAAAATCATGATGAAGATTCAGAAAGATAAAAAATCAAAAGAACGAGCTGAATTAGTTAAGTTAGAAATGGCTGAAACAGGAGCAGGAGTGCGAAGTAGCAGGCATTGGAAAGCTGCAGCAAACATTGAATTTTATTACAACGAAATTCAAAAAGGGTTCGATCAGATGCGTGAGCTGGATCGGCAAACAAATTGGAGCAAGAAACTTCATCAAGATCGTTTCAAATTTGTAGAAAAGTATAGAGAGATACTGAATGAGTATTTCGAGGAGGACTAGATGTTTAATTTAATGTTAGCGTCAATTCACTTTTTATTCTATATAACGATATTTGTAGCTATATTAATTAATACGATAAAAAGCGGTTTTTTAACACCGATCGGCACAATTTTAACATTAGCTTCATTTGTTACAAGTTGTATTATCCAACTTAAATATATAAAGGAGAATGAATAATGGACGAACTAATCACAAAAGTAGAGCAGTGGGCAAAAGATAAGGGATTGGATCAAGCGGATCCAAAAGCACAGTTTTTGAAAGTAGCTGAGGAATTCGGAGAAATTGCTTCGGCAATGGCAAGAAGTAATGATGAGCTATTTAAAGATAGCGTAGGAGACGTAATCGTCACGCTGATTATCCTTTCCATGCAAAAAGGGACAAACGTACAAGAGTGTTTAGAAATGGCGTACAACGAAATCAAAGGACGTACAGGAAAAATGGTAGATGGTGTATTCGTGAAGTCGAGTGATTTGGAGGACAGCAAATGAATAAACAAGAATTGATTGAGACATTAGAAAAGCTTAATAAATATTCCAAACGCTGCATTGGGATAGATAAACATGAGGACTACTGGCGAGGAAAAACAGACGCGTATTTCAATCTGATTGGCTTAGTAAAACAACTAGACGAACCGAAGAAGCTAGTTATTCCACAACTCGTGGCCGGTTGGCTTGAGAAATCTACGGACCCTTTTACGAAAGCTGAAAAAATAGCGTATTTAATCAAATCTAAAGATGGTGATTCATATTATTTCTGTGATTGGTTTGTACGAGATGGCATAGTGACGCAAGAACAAGGAGAAGAATTACTCGCTTGGGTAACAAGACAATCATACGAAACACTATTGAGCCTATACAACGGCTACGAGGTTGAGAAAGAGCCGTTGTATTATGTGAGACTACCATATGAAGTTTGGGATGAAGAGGCAGCGGAGCTTAAAACAGAGTATTTGTATCTACATTATGAGATCACAAGTGATGAAACTAGAATATTTCCTACAAAAGAACCTAGAAAAGGTTTTGTCACAAAATTAGATGAACTTACGATTAAATCAGCAGATGAAAGATTCTGGCCGTTTGCTGTGCCAGTGGAAGAGGTGGTAGAAAGATGAAACTAAAAGACGGATTTTACGCTAGCAGTCACGGTATCGGCGGTTTAATGCTAGATATGCCGACAAAGAATCCTAAAACACGTAAGAAACCAAAAGTCAAAGTCGGTGACATGGTTCGCTGCGAAGCAGAAGGGTTCATCTATCCATTTCGTGGATATGTAGAACACGTCTATAATCACTCAGCGATCATTCGCATTGAAAACACGATGGAATGTGACAAGCGGTTAGCGAAAAGCAAAGAGAATTTAGCAGTGGTGAGATTGGTGGATATGGAGATTATAAAAACAGAATTATAAGTTATATAAGGAGAAATCAATATGAATGACAAATTTATCAATAAAAATGACTTAGACTCATTGTTAGTTGGATATGTGCCTAAACGCTATCTGACTCAAAAAGAAGCAGTTCATTACACGGGGACATCTGCAGGAACGATCAATGAGTGGGTAAAAAAAGGATTGAAAGTAATCATATTCGGTGAAAACAGCCGTCCAAAATATGACATCAAAGATATCGATGAGTTTATTGCTAAATATAAAGTATGAAGAATTATTGAAGTAGCTAATAGAGAATTCCTTATCAGCATAATATTGTTAATAAACATAAACAGCAAGCCATTATTAGCTCGCTGCTCGTGACAAATATGATTTGCCCCTGCCAAGGTAAGTCTATTATATCACAGGAGGCAGCTATGGAGTTAAAGGTAATTGGATTAAGCGACATTGAAAAAATGCAAGGAGAACATTGTTTAATCATTATTTCAAACGGTCAAATGAAAAGTGTCGAACTTCCTTCGTTTGGAACAACAGTTATAGAATCCCATTGCAATAAAGTCAAGCAAGTTAAAGAAGAAGTGAAACAATTATTTTAAATATCGTCCTACCAGAAAACTGGCGGACACAAGTTGACAAGAACTTTCTTGTTGATTTGTGTCCGCTTTTTTGTTTGCGAAATTATTGAGGAGGCTATCTATATGAATGATTTAATTCAGGAATACAAGAATGACTTGAAAAAGTTGAAAAAGCAACATCAAAAAATCTTAAATAAACGATATCGCACACCTGTCAAAGAACATGGGAGAGTGATACATAAATTAATTGATGATCGTTCTCCTCAAGATATAGCAGATCAAAAAGTAATAGCAGAAGCTATCTCTACTACAGAGTACGCTTTATTCTGGTTAGAAACAGGCAGAGAGAAGCCTTTCGATGATGAACAAGCCAAGAAGATACCAAAGCATAGAAGAGCCGTTAAACTGGCAGATATAGACGTTATGAGCTATCAAGTTTATTTACAGGAAGTAGAAAAGCCAGCAGAAGAGACGATTTCTCCGAAGAAAAAAGAGATGTTGCTCCAAGTGACGGAGATAGAATCTTTGCTTTCTAATAAAGAACTGACATTATTTCATTTAATTAATAAAGATTTATGTACTTATGGAGAAGCAGCAGAACAAATGAATCTAGCTGTGGGTACTGTTAAATCTATGTCACAGCGAATTAAAAATAAGATCGACAATTATTTTGAATATGGTCATCAAATCAATCTATTTGAAATTTGCTAAAACTTGTAAACCATTCCCACCTATAAGTGAAGACAATTAATAGATTAGACACTCACAAGTTTATTCATTCTTTTATTCCGAATAATTGTTCTTCAAAAATAAATCATGCATCGTTTTCGATGCTTCTTCTTTAACGATAGTCAGTGGCAACCAACATAAATAAAAAGGATGTGAACTCAACTCCTCCTGAAACGTTCTTATTATCTATTTGTTGTCATTGGCTATTTCATACATATTATAGGGAGGCAAGCCGATGAGAAACTACTGGTATGTGTCATTGATCAACGATTATCCAAGATGCAAAGATTGTCGTGATAAAAGAGTTGTTCAATCTGTTCAAATGAAAAGCAAATATTCTGTTATAGAGATGATCAGAGAAGCCGAACCGAATGAAATTGATGCATGCCGTTTAGTCTATTGCGGTCATGGTTTCTATTCAGATAAACACATACAGGAAAATCTTTCAAAGTATATTTAAGTACAATCAAGAAACTGAGAGGTGGTGAGAATGGTTGAACTAAAAAATAATAAACAAGAACAATTTGCAAAAGAATATCTAATTGATCTTAATGCAACGCAAGCAGCCATTCGAGCCGGATATTCCAGCAAAACTGCATATTCTCAAGGACAACGGTTGTTGAAAAATGTTGAAATTCAAACTCGTATTTCTGAATTAATGAATGAAAGAAGTCGTAGAACAGAAATAACTGCTGATCGTGTGATCCAAGAAATAGCTAAAATTGCTTTTTCGGACATCGGAGAATATATGACTTGGGATCAAGATGGAAATATAACCATGCTTTCAAGTGATAATTTAGATACGAGTGTAATTCAAGCTATAAAAAGTAATCGAACTTTACGACCGATTGGCGATGGAGAAGAAGTTATAGATTCATCTTTAGAAGTGAAGTTTCATCCTAAACTTAAAGCTCTTGAGTTGCTTTATAATCACGTTAATGGTTCAGACAAACTATCTAAGGCTCAGGTTAGAAAGGCAATTGCTGAAGCAAAAATAATTGAAAATAAAGCAGATAAGTTAACTGCTGGAGGAAAAGTCAATGATCTGCTTCAAGCTCTCTTAGATGTTAAATCTGGAGGTGATGGAAGTAATGGAACTGAAGTTTAGCCCGAAACAGATTAGTAATATTAATCAAGTGGTTCAAGGGATTACTTTTGAATTGAATGAAGGAACACCTCGTAGTGGGAAGACAACTTCCGATATTTTTAAAATGGCTGATTTGTATTTGAGATCCTCTGATCAAAACCATCTTGTAACTGCTTATAACCAGGAACAAGCTTATCGAATGTTTATGGATGGAGATGGATTAGGCTTGGTTCATATATTTGATGGTTGTTCCGATATACGACACGATGAACATGGTGATCATCTGTTGTTATATGCTCCAAACGGTGAAAAGAAAATTTATTATAAAGGCGGAGGGAAGATAAACTCTGTTGGCGCTATCACGGGTATGTCTTTAGGAACGGTGACATTTCTCGAATTTAATCTATTGCACAAAGACTTTATCAATGAATGCTTTAGACGGACATTTGCCGCTGAATGGCGTTACCACTTAGGAGAACAGAACCCACCAGCGCCAAACCATCCTAATCTTGAATTGCTTGAACGTTTTGAGAAGTCAGGACGTTTTTTATTTCGTCATTGGACACCGAACGACAATCCAATTTTAAGTGAGGAGCGAAAGAAAGAACTTTTTGATGAGCTTTCTAGTAGTGAATATCTTCTAGAACGTGACTGGTACGGACATCGAGTATTACCGCAAGGTGTTATCTATGCTATGTTTGGCAAGAACAACAAAGCTACCGAGATAAAGGGGAATATATTTGAAACATTTTTTACTGCAGATGGTGGGCAAGCTGATGCTACGACTTGTGCTTTTTGGGTGGTTACTCATCACGAAGGAAAGTTTTATTTGTATCGTTTAGCTAACTACTATCATAGCGGAACTGAGACTGGAGAAACCAAGGCGATGTCTATATACGCTAAAGAAATCAAAAAGTTTGTCGAGTGGTGCTATACAAAATGGAAACATCTTCCTCGATGGAACTGGTTCTTTGTCGATCCAGCATGTAAAACACTAAGAACAGAACTGGATTTAATTGGTATTGAGACTGATAAAGCTGATAATAATAGTTCTGACAAAGTTTCGAGTAATGGATTGAAAATCGAAGTCGGCATTGAACGTCTCCAAAATACAATGACTAGTGGACAATTCATTATCTTGGAAAACGGAGAAGAATATGACCACTATAATTTTGAAAAAGAAATATCTATGTATGTAAGAAATGACAATGGATTACCGATTGATAAATATAATCACGCTCTCGATGAAGCGAGATATGGAAACAATTATTTCTACAAAACTTACATCGCCTAGAAAAGAGGTGGACAAATGTTCGATAAATTAAAAGCTTTGTTTAGGATTGGAGGTGCAAAAATAGGAATGGTTGAAACATTGAATAGTATCACAGATCATCCAAAGATTGCTATGAGTGATAGCGAATTAAGTCGAATAAGGAACAATAAAGAAATTTATAGAAACGTTTATGGGGACATAGAATATATCAATAGTGATGGTTATAGGCAGACGCGTCCTTTTCACTCGTTGAACATATCCAAAGTAGTGTCCAGAAAGTTATCTAAGCTAGTATTCAACGATGGATGCAACATCAGTTTGGATGATGAAAAAGCTGATGAATTTTTGCAGTCGGTATTTGCTGACAATAAATTCAGGAAAAACTTCGGAGAAGAGCTAGAGGCTGGTTATGCCATTGGCGGTTTAGCTTTGAGGCCTTACGTGGATACTAATTCAGGTAAAATCAAAATTTCATTTTGTCGAGCTGATACATTTTTCCCTCTACAATCCAATACCAATGATATTTCAGAAGCAGCTATCGCTACTGTAACTCAGCAAGCCGAGGGACAAAAGACAATCTATTATACTTTGCTAGAATTTCATGAATGGGTTGACGGAAAGTACCGCATCAGAAACGAATTGTATCGATCTGAAGAACAAAAGCAAGTTGGTGTGAGGATTCCTCTCAACTCTTTAGAAAAGTACAAAAATCTGCAGGAGGAGACAATCTTAGATGGTTTTAGTCGTCCTCTTTTTGTGTATATAAAGCTAGCGGGTAAAAATAATATTAATTTAGATAGCCCACTAAGTTTGGGTGTGATCGACAACGCTAAGCGACAATTGGCAGATATCAATGAAAAATACGATGAGTTTATGTGGGAAATAGAAGAAGCTAGAAGGAAAATTTTAGCATCTGATCACTTTTTCAGAGTTAAATATGACAGCAATGGAAAACCAGTGAAGCGGTTTGACAGTAAAACATCTGTTTTTCAGCAGCTTAAATCTGATGAACCTTTTATTGATGAATTCGCTCCATCATTGCGATCAACTGAATTTATAGCAAGTATCAATTTCATTTTGCGAATTATTGAGCTCCAGACAGGCTTTTCTAGTGGAACATTTAGTTTTGATGGCCAGTCTGTTAAAACAGCGACTGAGATAATTAGTGAAAACTCTGAAACTTTTTCTACTCGGTCAGATAATGTTCTTATTGTAGAAGAAGCGTTGAAAGAATTGATCACTACGATTTTTGAACTTGCTGAGGCATACAAGTTATTTAATCCTGTCAAAGAATTAGGAATAAATATCGACTTTGATGATGGTGTTTTCCAATCGCAAGATGTCAAGGCTGATTATTACTCTAAACTAGTAACAGCTGGCTTAACATCTAAGTTAACTGCTATTCAAAAACTTACTGGAGTTACAGAAAAAGAAGCAAAAAGGATAGTATATGAGATTAGGGCTGAAACTCTTGATATGGATTACTCAGAGCATGAGCAAAACATAATTGAGGAACAATTAGGAAGTGAAGAATAATGGTTTCTCCACATCAGTTAGACTTATGGTCTTCTAATATGGCTCATCTATATCAATCGTTAGAAGGCGAATTAATACGTATTATCATCAAACGATTGAATAGTGGGCACGATAATATTTTAGATTGGCAAAGAGAAAAACTGCAACAGTTGCATCTATTTAATAAAGAAACTGCAAAAGTGATTTCTCAAATAACAGGAATTGCTGAATCTGAAATTGAAAGTATGTTTGATAGCTCAGGAGAAAAGATAATCAGAGACTTAGACAAACAACTACCTTACGATTCTAAGCCTTTGCCATCGAGCCTAGACAATGTCATGAAAGCTTATCATGATCAAGTATGGTCTGACATAAACAATTATGTGAATCAAACGTTACTATCTACCAATCTTGGCTACGGAACAGCTACCACTCAAATGTACACAGAAATAATTAACAAAACGACTGCTGCATTTGACAGCGGTCTTTTTACATTCGATGAAGCACTAGAAAGAACGATTCAAGGATGGGCTCAAAAAGGTATTAAGTCTACTTTTATTGATAAGGGAGGGCATACATGGAGCTTAGAGCGGTATGTTAGAGCAGTCTTAAAGTCTACCCTGTCAAATACCTATGACGCATTAAGAAAAGACCGCATGAGCGAGTATAGTGTCCACACAGTGCTAGTCACAAGCCATATGGGAGCAAGGCAAGCATGTTCAAAGATTCAAGGTCATGTGGTTGATTTACGGCCCGTATCTGAATTGCCTCTTAATTGGAAATATAGAAGTATCTACGACCCGTATTGGCAAGCAGAATATGGAACTGCAGGCGGTCATCGAGGTGTAGAATGTCAACATCTGCATATCCCATTTATTCCTGGTGTCAATACAAATAATCAACCTAAATTCAACGAAAAAGAAAATAAAAAGGTTGCAGAATTAACTAAGAAGCAACGCTACCTAGAACGTCAGGTTGTGAAATATAAAAAGAATAGAATGGTCTCAGAAGCTCTCGGACAAGACGAAAACGCAAAAGAGTGGGCGAAGAAAATTAGAGCCGCACAAAGTCGATTGCGTACTCTAGTTGATTCTAATGAGTATTTGAACAGAAATTACGTAAGAGAGAAGGTATACACACCTATTAATACCTTACTGAAAGATTTTCACTATGATGATTTCTAAGTCTAATCAACGATTAGGCTTTTTTATTTTGCCTAGACCTGCTCGGAAGTCTCTAAAAGACGGCTCACAGTGGGAGTTGCCACTCTAAAAACACTTAGGAGGAAAAGAAAATGAAAAAAGAAGATCTTATCGCTTTAGGAATTGACGAAGAAATTGCTAAATCAGTTATGGCTTTACATGGGAAAACTGTTACGCAGTTAAATGCTCAAGTAGCTACTGCAGAACAAGAACGTGATCAGTTCAAAGAACAGCTTAACTCTAACCAAACAGAACTAGATGCACTTAAAGAAGCTGCAAAAGGTAACGAGGGACTGACTCAACAACTTGCAGATTTACAAAGTAAATTTGATGCTGCCAAATCTGATTCTGAAACAAAACTTGCAGAGCAGCAGAAAGATTTCGCTATCAAGTTAGCTTTGAAAGAAGCGAATGCGCTTGATGAAGAAATTGTGCTTGGTCAACTAGATAAAGACACTATTAAAGTTGTCGACGGTAAATTACAAGGTTTTGAAGAACAATTAAAAGGACTTCAAGAAAGTAAATCATTCTTATTTCAAGAAGCAAAAGACCCTGAACCAACTCCGCCGACACCAACGATTGTTACCCCTGGAAATCCTGCTGGTTCTACAGCGGGTGGTAAAAGTATTGTACAAAAAATTCAAGAAAGATTAGGTGAATAAATATGGCTTTAGTATTAGACTCAAAAGATTTAGCAACCATTGACAAAGAATTTAGAGCTGATTCCCAAGTATGGGATGTCTTAACACAAGGTGCAAAAAGTATCACTGCAGCTGACTTTGTCGGGGCAAACGAAGTACGTATCAACAAAATGTCAGGATTCGTGGATGCAACACAATACAAACGCAATGGAGAAAATGCACGCAATCAAATTAGTATTGAAAAAGAGACAATCAAGCTTACTCATGAAGACTGGTTCGGTTATGATGTAGATCAATTAGATCAGTCAGAAAGTGCAGCGTTGACTATTAATAATATTGTCACAGAACATAAACGACTAATTACAGTTCCTCATCGTGATAAAGTTGCTATTCAAGTAATGTATGACAATGCAGGTAAAAAAGTGAACGAAACTTTAACGGAAGATAATATTCTAGCTGCATATGATGCCGCTGAAGAATATATGACTGACAATGAAGTACCTGGTGGCTACGTAATGTTTGTATCAGCAGCTACTTATCGTTTATTAAAAAATGCCAAAGGTGTTAGCAAAACATTCACGACAAACCAAATGTCTATTAATGGAATTGATAGAACAGTAGCTCAGATTGATGGCGGTGTTCCTATTCTAAAAGTAGCGAAAGATCGTTTTTCCGGAATAACTATTGAAGACACACTTAACTTCATTATCGTTCCACTAACTGCAGTGGCACCTATTGTTAAGTTTGGTACGGTTGACACAGTGCCGGCATCACAAGATCGAAGCGGCTATCGAGATACGATTAAAGGTTTAGATTACTATGATGCTATCGTATTCGACAACGCTAAAAAAGCAATCTATATTTCTTACGTCCCAAAAGCGTAGCCCCTTCAAGTGTTACGTTGAACAAAACAACTCTAACGCTTGAAGTAGGGGCGACTGAAACGTTAACAGCAACTGTTTCGCCTGAAAATGCAGCTGATAAATCTGTTCAGTTTTCTTCTAGCAATACAGCAATTGCTACTGTAACTCCTGTACAAGGAAAAGTCACAGGTGTTGCCAAAGGAACAGCTACAATTACTGCGACAACAGTAAATGGTAAAACAGCGACATGCGAAGTTACTGTAACAGAAGCAGGAGGAGGGGCATAGTTCCCTCTTCTTTTAATAAGGAGGGATATTATATGCCTTATATTGAATTTGAAGAATTCAAAGATCTTACTGGGAAAACAGATGACTTTAAAGCTGCTTTCGAAAAGCATTTGTCAAAAGCAACTGCTGTTCTAGATAGCATCACTAACTATTTTTATCAATTTAATAAAATTGAGGAAGATCCAATTGGTTTTCGTGTAAAACAATTTAAGCTAGCTTTATGTTCACAAATTATATATTTCGATGAAGTTGGAGCAGATACTTATGAAAGTATCAATAATACACCACAAAGCTTTTCTGCTGGTAGAACAAGTATCTCAAACTCTAGTAGATATAATCCTTCAGGAAAAAATGAGAGTAAATCACTTGTTGCCGAGGATATCTATATTTATTTAGAAGGAACGGGTTTGTTATATCGAGGTGTACTATCATGGTAATGCCTAAACCTCCAGTACAATTTCTAGTGGATTCTTTTATTTATCGAGAATATTTAGGAGAAGGAGACTATAACCAACCTATTTATGGAGATTATGTAACTATCGAAAATTGTCGGATTGACCGAGGAAGTCAGTATTCTTTTTCACCAAGTGGCAAGCAGTTGCTCTATAGTGCAGTAATTTTTTGTTATAAGACTTTAACTACCCCTTTACCGAATTTTAAAGAACAATCATTAGTTATTTATGATAGTAAAGAACATGTCATCACTAAGATCGATACAATTATAGAAGAGTATTCAGATGCTATCTATTCATACGAATTAGAGGTGATTTGATGAGTATTAAAGTTAATCTTGATGGAGTTAGAGCTAAAGTCAGCCCACAGACTATGAAGCGAGGAAGATACGCATTAGCCAACCAAGCAATGGCTGACATGAACTCATTTGTACCTAAAAAGAATAATATCCTTCGCCAAAGTGCGCATATCAAAAGTGACGGTAGCGCTATTCTGTATGAAACGAAATACGCAAGGAGACAGTTCTATCTAAATGGAAAAAAATATACTACTCCAGGAACAGGTCCAAGATGGGATCTTAAAGCAAAATCACTGTATATGCCTTCTTGGAAAAAAGCGTATCTGAAAGGAGCTGGTATCCAATAATGGATTTTATAGATCGGATAAAAGATAAGATTAATAGTATTCCAGAACTGCCGTTAAAAATGAAAAAAGGCTATCTTTCTGCTGACGAAAGCTTAGTAATTTACCCATTACCAGGCGGACAAAATCTTGTGGAATACTATGACGGTATTAAAGATGTACAACTAAATTTTGAAATTGCGATGAAGTCAAAAGATGGTCATAGAATTGAGCAAACGCTTTGGCTTATCTCTGATTCGTTAGAGCGTGTGTCAGACGTTGCTAGCTCTGATGGATCTTTTGAATTTAACAATTTAACTATAACGAGCAAACCTTTCATCAATGATGCTGATGAACAAGGTTGGTTCGTTTTTTTATTAGATTTTCAAACAAAATTAACCACATTTGAGGGGGAAAATAAATGAGACGCAAAAATGCCTTACAAAGCTATTTTATTCAATTAATTACAACTACTAATGCTGATACACCAAGCGAAGACGGCTGGTTGGAGTTAGCAAAGTGGATTTCCAATGTTGATGATAATTCGAACGAAGAATCTGAAACTACTGGCTACTATGATGGGAACGGCGAAGGGGAGACAGACGTTACTTCTCATCAGTTAGGTTATTCATTTACAGGTTTATACGATGAAGATGATGCTGCGATGGCGGCTATTGAGGCCATGATTGGAAAATCAGGAGATGCTCGGAAAGTGTGGTTCAAAGTAGTATCTGCATCTGGTAAAATACAACGTATTGGTAAAGCAACAGTAACAGAGCCAGTTGCTCAGGTCGGCGATGCTACTGCATACGGTGATTTTTCATGCGGTATCGCATTTGATAGCACACCAGAAGCAAAAGACGTCCCTGTTGCACCCTAATGCACCCCAGAACGTAACTGGGGTTTTGAATGATGGATCGATTTCTCTTTCTTGGGATGCCGTACCAAAAGCACAGGCCTATGTTATACACTATAGCAATGCTAATCAATCTGATCCTCATGATGCAACAATGATGGGATATTCGGAAAAAACCTCATGGACGTTAGCGGCTGAAGATGTTCCGACATTAGAGCCAGGAAATAAAATTTATCTGTATGTTCAAGCGTATAACGTTTTAGGAAAAGGAAAAGATGAAATCGAAAAAGCGCGATATTTACACGATGGTCCATTCATAGGTTCTGCTTGGTCCAGATCAGTAGTATTAATCAAAAAATAAGCCGAACTGTCCGTCTGGGCAGCTTTTTTAGGAGGATAACATGACTAACAAACTATCATTTCAAATAGAGAAAAAAGGGTTTCCTATCAATATTGGAGAAGTAGAGTTCTTTTTCGGTACTACTCCAGAAGAACTGACACGTTTTTTTGATACTCAAGCTGAATTTGAGGAACAAGTTAAGAAACTCAAACAACAACTTAAACAGATCAAGAATATCGAACAACCAGAAAAAGAAGATGCTGTTAAGATTATTAATCTAACGAAAAGTCTAGCTAAAGCAGAATATGATTCGTTGCTTGGTGAAGGATCATTTGAAAAAATTTATTCTGTTCATCGTGATGTTGAGCAATTAATAGACTTGTTTGATCCAATTTCTTTTGAAGTTGCGGAAGCAATCGAAAAAGAAGCCTTGAAACGTAAAGATACTCTTTCTAAGAAGAAAGCTGATTTATTGAAAAAGAAAGCATTGAAAAATAAGAAAAAGAAGTAGGTGATTAAATGCGGTTAAATGACCCGTTAGTCACTTCGATAGAGTTTGATGGTATAGAATTACCTATCGATTTAACATTTGATAATGTACTAGATGTTTTTGATATTTTGGAAGATAGTGATTTGTTTCCAGAAGAAAAAGTGAATATGTGTTTAGAACTGTTGATCAGTGACTTTGAAAAAAATTTTCAAGGCCCGTCTGAACAACAGTTTTTATTATTTAACCACATTTTAGAAAATTATATTTCTGTAGGAGATAGTGATGGTTTTGAAACTGATCGTTTAGGCAATCCTATGCCTAATGCAGTTAAAGAAAAAAAGACCATCAGCCTAGTTCATGATGCTAAATACATCTATGCATCGTTCAGACAAATTGGCATCAATCTATTTGAAGAGCAAGGACGGATGATGTGGGAAGAATTCCAAGCGTTGCTTGAGAGTTTGCCAGACGACACCATTCTTGCTCGAATCATCCAGATTAGGACATGGGAACCGAGCAAAGGAGAATCAGCTAAAGAAAAAGAACGCATGAGAAAGCTACAACAAAAATATGCATTGCCTGATTCGGAGGTAGGTGAAGACGATGGCTGATGGAAGAGTAGAGATAGAAGTTGATGTGGATGGCAAAGGCGTTACCATACTTAACAAGGGTCTTGATCAGTTAGAAGGTAAGAGTAATAAAGCAGGAGCCTCAATTAAAAATTTAGTTGTTTCCTTAGGTCTCGTTAAAGTTGCAGCGGCTGCTTTTAATGTTTTAAAGAATTCGCTAGATTCCGCAATTAGCCGTTTCGATACTATGCAAAAATTCCCTAAAGTAATGAAAGCTTTAGGTTTTAGTGCAGAGGACTCTCAGAAATCCATTAACAAATTATCCGATGGAATTGATGGTTTGCCAACGAAATTAGATGATGTTGTGGCAAGTACACAGCAAATGACAGCAATCACTGGAGATTTAGATAGATCCACAGACACTGTTTTAGCATTAAACAATGCATTTCTTGCGTCTGGCGCTTCAACAGAAGATGCCAGTCGAGGTATGCAACAGTATAACCAGATGCTTTCAACTGGGCAAGTCGACTTAGAGAGCTGGAAAACTTTACAAGAAACCATGCCCCTTGCTTTGCAAAAAACAGCTGAAGCAATGGGATTTGTTGGGAAATCAGCTCAAAGAGATCTCTATAATGCGCTTAAAGAAGGAACAGTAACATTTGATCAATTCCAAGATAAACTGATTGAGCTAGGAACTGGAACAGGAATGTTGGCAACCTTGGCAAAGGAGAATTCGCTAGGGATCGCTACTTCATTCGGAAATCTAAGTAATGCTGTTTCTAAAGGTGTAGCTAATCTTATTACTAAGTTTGATGAACTGGTGCAAAAACTTACTGGTAAAACTATTGCTCAAAATATTGATAGTATGAAATCTATTATTAATAAATCATTTGAAGAAATGTCAAAAATAATGGACATATTGATAGATAATACTGATGATATGATTTCTGCTTTTAAAGGCCTATTAGACATTGTGGAATTGTTAGCTCCAGCTTTTATTGCAGCCACTGGAGCGTATGTAGGCTTCAAAACAGCATTAGCTCTAGGTACATTAATAAGTTTTATAGGAAAAATCTATGGAGTGATAACGGCCCTAGGTAGTATGGTCAGCATGTTTGGAGTATCTGGAACAGCTTACGCATTGTTATCTGCTATTATTCCAGCTGGTCTGACGGTATTTCAACTACTTTCAGGTGTTATAGGAGCAGCAGTTGCAGCTTTCATCTATTTTTATAAAACAAGTGAAACGTTTCGAAATGGTATAAATAAAACTATTGAAGTTGTAAAATCTGGACTGATTAAGTCATTTGAATATCTAAAAGGAGTCTTTATTTCTATATTACCTACACTTCAAAAAGTAGCTGATACAGTAGGAAACTATCTTGTTAAAGGATTTCAAAAAGTTGTCGAAGTCGGATCAGCAATTGCTTCAGTAGCGGTACCAGCTTTTTTTAATTTTGTTGATGCAGTAAAAAGAATTGTTTCTTCTGGCATAGAAAGATTTGGCTCTACTCTTTCGCAAATAGGCTCTGTATTGTCAGGGATTTTTTCTTCTGGTATAGAATTGGCAGGTAATCTGCTGGAAAAATTTGGAGGAGCTTTTGGTAAAGTCGGCGGAGCAGTTTCTCTAGTTATCGGCATTTTGACTAAAGTAGCAATAGCAGCAATAGGGCTTACTGGTCCATTCGGATTAGCAGTTTCTTTAATTATTTCATTTATATCTGCGTGGGCTAAAACTGGCGATTTTAGTGCAGATGGAATCACAAAAGTGTTTGATCAATTAAGTGAAACAATTAGTAATGTGGCAGATTCTATCTCTCAATATCTCCCGCAAATTATCGAAAGTATTACTTCTGTGATTACAAGTATTGTCGACAAAATAGTTGAAATGTTACCGCAACTAACAGAGATAGCTATACAGCTTATTCAAACATTGACGGATGCAATTGTTACTTATTTACCTAAATTGATTGAAATAGCCACGAAAATAATAACTACTATTGTACAAGGCATTTCATTAGCTCTTCCCGCACTGCTGTTGGCTGCAACAGAGATAATTACAAAACTCATTTCTGCTTTTGCTGAGCTTCTACCAAAAATTATTGAAGTTGGCACAAATTTGTTAACTATGCTTATTCAAGGGATCGTAGCAGCACTACCTACGATAATTGAAGTTGTCATTCAGATTATTAATACACTGATTGATGGGTTCTTAACAGTACTACCTATGCTTTTAGAAGTTGGATTACAAATCATCACTTCTCTCGTGAATGCGATAATAACTGCATTGCCTCAACTTGTTGAAGCATCTACCGTTATCGTTACTACTTTGCTAACAACAATTATTGAAGCTTTACCGACATTAATTTCTGCAGGAATACAAATGTTAATGGCGCTTATCGGAGGCATAATTTCTATTCTTCCGTTGTTAATAAATGCTGCTATCCAAATCACAATGGCTTTGATTAGTGCATTAATCAGTGCACTTCCGCAAATTATTGCTGCTGGCATTCAGCTGTTATTAGCATTAATACAAGGAATAATCTCGATATTACCAAAGTTGGTTGCAGCGGCAATTCAAATCACTATTGCCCTAGTTAATGCGTTGATTAGTGCTTTGCCTCAATTGATATCAGCGGGTATTAAATTGATTGTTGCGTTGGTAGATGGAGTGATCTCAGTACTTCCTCAATTAGTATCAGCTGCTATTCAATTAATGGCTGCTTTGTTCAAAGCTTTAGTAGGTGCTATACCACAACTTTTATCAGCTGGTGTTCAATTGATCAACGCACTTATTAGAGGAATCTTGAGCTTATTGGGACAATTATTATCAGCTGGAACGAGATTAATTACTGGATTATTGAGTACCATAGCTCAGTTTCTTGGACAAATGGTGAATGCTGGAGCCAATTTAATTAGAAACTTAGTTTCTGGGATCCTTAGTGTGATAGGATCAGTAACCAGTGCAGTATCTAATATAGGAAACTCTATAATAGATACTTTGAGTGGAATTGATTTATTTGAAATTGGTTCAAACATCATACAAGGATTAATTAACGGTATCGGTTCAATGGTTGGAGCAGTTGCTTCTAAAATTTCTGAAGTAGCGGGAAACATTAAAGACAAAATAACTGGCGCGCTTGGAATTCATTCTCCATCACGTTGGATGAGAGATTATGTTGGTAAGTTCATCCCTCAAGGAATAGCTGTAGGTATCGAAGCAGATGCGAAATCTGCATATTCAGCAATGAATAAGCTTTCTAATGGTTTGATGAATTCTATCACGCCAGAATCAGCACTTGGTACTTCGAGGATGGGGATGGCATCTGTTGGATCACAAATAGTTAATAATACCTATAACAATCATAAACAATTTGATGTTGAAAAGCTTGCACAAGTAATTGCAAAACAGCCAGTACGGGTCTCAAGTTATTTAGATGGAACTTTAGTAGGGGATAATATGGATCAACGTTTTGGAAAAGTATTGAATCGTAGATCGTACATGAGAGGAGAATAGGTTAATGAATGAGAAAACTCGTGTATATCTTGAATTTTCTGATGAAGTTGTCGAATTGACAAATAATTCTTATCTGAGATTGATTGAGATTAATATAGGTATGCCAGTGGCAAAAAATGAGTTTGTTGAGTTTTCTGGAACGAATGGAAAGCGTCTTTCGAACAGCTCGTTTGACGCTTTTCCTATTACTCTCTCATTTGACATTCGAAGTAGAGAGCAATCGATGTTTGACTTAGTTTTACAAAAGACGGAACTCCGCGAATTGTTTACTAGAGAACCGGAATTTTATCTAATTTACAGCAAAGAGCCAGGTAAAAAATATCGAGTAGTTTATGATTCTATTGACGATGAAAGAAAAGGCGTAATTTACACAAGATATACTGTAAATCTGGAAGCTATCAGAGGATATTCTGAATCCATCGCAACTACTTTAACGGATTTCAATCTAGAGGAAGAATGGCAGTTCTCGCAAGGTCTAGTGGCGGAAGATTACAAGTACACGCATCAGACTAGTCACTTCATTATTTACAATGCTGGAAGCTTTGAAATTGATCCACGTGAACACTATCTGCGGATCGCATTAGAAGGAGAATCAAAAGGAAATGTGACGATTTTCAATAAAACAACTGGCGATCGTTTTATTTACTATCCATCACTTTCTACGAATCTCGGACAGACATTAGTCTTGGATGGCGTGATTCCAAAATTGAACGGTGTAAGTTGTGGGATCAATACGAACCATGGCCTGATTAATTTAGTTGCGGGAGTCAATGAAATCGAGATCCAAAATATTACTCGCGTGAAATCTTCATGGGATTTCCGTTTCTTATATAAGTAGGTGATTGAGTGACTGATTTAATTATTCGAAATTATGAACAAACCAAAGAAGAAATCCTTGTCGGTTATGACAAGGGTTCTTTTTATGAAAACTGGCAACAAAATGAAACGTGGGAGATTGGTTTTACCGTTACCAGCAATTCGTTGAATCAGGAAGTATTTGATTTAGTTGAATACGAGTCTTCTGTTTTCTACAACGGACAGGAATTTTTGATCAAAGAAATGACTCGCAAAGCACTTGGACAGTTGTTGACGAAACAAGTAGTTGCGACACATATCTATTACACGGTTCAAGATGGCTATCAGTACAATACAGTAACTGGTGCGAGATCTATTAGCCAGTTACTCACACATGTATTTAGTGCAGGTAGTCGCGGCTTTACATGGGAAGTCATTGATCCAAACAAGAAATTTCTTACAGTCGAACAAGAAAACTTCGGTAATGCGAATTATTTGAAGCTGATCAGTGAGATTCTGTCTGACTATAATGCAGTCGTGATTCCGAATAATAAACATCTAACTTTCTATCCTGCCAGTGAGTACGGCCAGCAGACGGAAGAACAGATTCGCTATAAATACAATACAGATGAAGTGTCATTCGATATTGATACGTACAGTCTAAAAACACAAATCAAAGGCTATGGAAAATTGAAGGATGGCGCAAATACTGAGAATCCTAAAGATAGTGACTATAGATTTACTCCTATCACTTACACAAGTCCTGAATCACAGAAGTGGGGAATCAGGATACAAGATCCTGTTAAAGACGAACGGTATACCATATCAGGGAACATGCTCGAGCGGTTAAAGACAGACTTGCAAGACTATCCAAGTATTTCGGGATCTGTAACGTTGAAATGGAAAATCAGTCCCAACAAAGGCGATCACGTCCCATTCATTTATGAACCTTTGAATATCAATACGTACATTCAAGTGGTAGGAATCAAGACGTATCCAGCGATACCAAATAAGCCACCAGAAATCACATTGAGCAACACAAAGAAAACAATGACGTCGATACTCGCTGAAATGGCGAAGAAAGGAGTGATTTGATGGGGTTATTAAAATTAATCAGTAACCGTATCTCTACGGAATGGAAAGAGAAATTTAATAAAAACATTGACTACCTCAATGATCTTGAAAAGAAATTGTCTGATCAAGACAAATCAACGAATAGTCGTATTGATAATCTCGTGCTTCATTCAGGCGGTGATTCTCCTAACGAAGTAGTGGATGCGAGAGTAAACAATAGAGGAGAAACCTTTCCTACTTTACACGGCAGATTGGTAGAACACGAAACCCTGACAGATGAACAAATTAGTGAATTAATTACAAATGCCGCTAGTCAGAAAGCACAAGTAGAGCAATTAAACAAAGCAGTCCAGCAAATCATTGGAGGGTATAACGAACCTATCAATATTTACGTTTCAAAGGATGGAAGCGACCAGACGGGCGATGGTACGGAAGAAAGCCCATTTGCAAGTATACAAGCAGCAATTAATACAATTCCATTGATTACCACGGCTCCAATTACGATTTTCGCAGAGGATGGAACATTCTTAGAAGATATAGTGATTAAAGGTTTATCTTATCAATCTTTAACCATACGACCGATTAATGACATAAGTAGTATTGACCCGTTAACCTCGGACTTACCAGTTAAAGTAAGAAGTATAGCTGTCACTGCTTGTTCTGGACACACAGATATTGTTGGAATTCAAATAGTTGATACTGCAAACGCGCCGTTGTCTCCTGATGGTAAACGATATGGAATTATGAATGAACAAAGCGGATATATGGGATTGAATAAATGTAAGTTTGCTGAAAACACTAAATCAATGAATTATAACGCTATATATGTTGGCGGTGTATCAAAACTTCGGATGTATGGATATACTACTGTTATTAATCAAGACACCGCCTTATGTGTTCGTCGTATGGCTGAAGCATTAGCTGGTTTAGAAGGATCGGGGAATAATATAGGCATTCGTTGTGATGATGCGATTGTAAGAGGAACTGTTCCGTCAACATTTGCTACGACTGCCACGAGTATTGGTGGAAACGGCTTGATTATTTCCAAAGGGCAGGTGTTAAGTTAATGGTTTATAAAATGAATGAATCGATCATTGTGATTCAAGCAGAAGCCACTAGTCCCAACAGGACGAATGTTGTTTTTTGGTCGCATGATCGAGGAACAGCTAAGCTTCGAATGAAGTTAGTTCGGAAAAACGGCATCCCTCAAAGCTTACCCGAAGGGACAACTGTTCCGATTCGCTTGATGTTCAAATCTGCAACGGCAGAAGGTGGTTATGGTAAACATGACTATCTAGCTACGGTAGAAGATCCTGTGAATGGTATTGTATTTATCGTATTAGAAGATAATATTTTAGGATATGTCGGTAAAGTAGAAGGTAGCGTATATATTGATTTTCCAAACGACCGCTCGTTAGATACAGCTGGTCGTTTTACTTTTTATATCAAACGCAGTCCAATTGATGATAGTACGCCAGAACTAGAAGATTATTATTTCAATGGTTTCAGTCAGACCATTGATAAAATCGAAAAAATTCTAGCAGATGGAAAGCTAGAGATTGAACAGAAAATTGCGGAATCTGAAACGCAGATTGATGCGAAATTAAAAGACACAAGCAACAAAATCACGAAAGCCAATCAAGATGTCGCAACTATCAATACTAATATTGATAAGGCAAATGATCGTATTGATCAAACCAATCAGCAAATCGGCGACCTCGGCAAGTTGAAAAAAATGTACTCCAACAGCATCGACTTCGGGGGCTATGATTATAGTGAAAATCCTAATCTAATGAAGAATGTTTATTCAAGCACTTGGAGTAAATTGCCTAATGGTAGTTCACAACCAAACCCATATATAAAAATATTTGATGATTATATTATTATAGACGCAACAGACCCCTCCGCCGACAATATAGGAAGAAAAACTTATGTTCCTATGCTCACTCAATTACAGGGTGGTAAAGAATACACAATGAGTGTGACCATGATGGTTGATGACGCATTTAACTCTGGTGGAGACAGCAGTTATAATAACTCTGCTGTACATTATGCGATATATGCAGATGGTCAAGAGGTGCGTCCTAATATAATAAGACCTAATACTACTATGGTTAATCAATATCAGCGAGTTTCTGTAACGTTTACAATGCCTACGAATCTTAAAAATGTGGAATACTCATATTTCCTTGTATATGAATCTAAGAGTGTTACAGGTAAATGGTATATAAAAAATGACATCAAAATCGAAGAAGGCTCAACAGCCACACCATATCAGCCAAATTTACTCGATGCACCGTATTATTTGAGTAAGGTGGCTTTGGGTGAGAACATTGCTGATCCTACTGCTGTGTTTCCAATAAGTACATCTGACTACCTACTTTACAATAAACGAAACATAGAAAATTATGAAGCTGGTCAAACATATACGCTTACGATGAAGGCAACTAAACCTGCTAGTCAAAGTTTTAGAGTATTTATCAGGAGCGGAACTCAATTAGTTGGAACAATGATGCCAGTGGAGGGTAAAGTAGATGAGTGGAAAATTACATTCACTGTAAGTCAAGGTGCAATTGATGAAGGTACTACTAATATATTGCAAGTCTATCAATATCCAAATACATCACTAGGCGCTGTTCAAATCGACTGGCTAAAGATTGAAAAAGGAAACACCCGAACACCGAATATTAGTCAGTTTAAATACTTTGGTGAAGGATTGAAAGACAGTAACAATCCGAATGATTACAGTTGGGATATCACACCTGAATATGCTGAAAAAAGTTTGAATAATACGGTTAGTTTGACCGAACCACAGTCAATTGAAGGTTTAAAAAACTTTGAGGATGGGTTACAGATTGCAGGTAAAGAAGTTGCTACAGTTCCAGAAGATACTGGATGGGTAAATCTAACAGCGATCAACGGCCACTCTTGGAATAAACAGGGACAAATCAGGAGAATTGGAAAACTAGTAATGTTCCGTGGATCATTAAAAGGTAGCACGCTAAGTACACAAGATTTTTGTACGATTCCAGAAGGATTTAGACCAAGTAATCCAACTGATAATTATGAGTATCAATTCTTGTTACCACCACAAAGTAGCAATACTTTAGACAATGGCGGGATGGCTTATATCCGACCGAACGGCGTTTGCGGTCTACCTTCATTTAGGGGAACAGTCAACTTGTTTTTAGCACCAATTCAATACTATATAGACTAGGAGTGAAATGAATGAAAAACATTTGGAAATATGGACGTACTGGCGGAGAGTACGCAGGAAAAGTGTTGGACGACATGCTTGTATCCGTTCCTTACACAGATCAGCCACCACTTGAAGGGGTACGTGCTGATGGTGAACCACTAACGATTGCTGATCAGATGTTTGATCCTAAACTGAACCAATGGATTGTTTTAGCGAACGCACTAGATCACAACGATTTAAACAATCTCAAAGTGATGTACGAGGCTCTGGAACACGAGAACGATAATCTAAAACAGCTCAACGCCAAACTCATGCTAAACAATGTAGCAATTAAACAGGAAAATACTACATTGAAAGAAAAAGCGGATAGTTTAGCACAAATCAATTCAAAAATGATGCTTGCTTCGTTACAAAATAGCAAAGACATTTCAGAAATTAAAGAGCAACTAAATCCAGCTTCAAAGGGAGGTGAGTAGTATGTTTAGTTTTAGCGATATAAAAATGATGTATGATTGGGGCTGTTTTACTGACGATCAAGTTCGACTATTCGTTCCACTATGCATTACAGACGAAGAAGCAGATAAAATCATTAATAAAGATAAGAGCACATCTTAAGTGATGCGTTTTTATTTAAGGTAAAGGAGTTGTCACATGATTAATTTAGGAGAATGGGGAACAATCGCAGGATCAATCACTGCGATTGTTTCTTTGATTTTATTAGTAATAAGACCAGTCACTGCATCTTTCTCGAAGATTACTGAAACTCTTTCAAAAGTAAGCCGCAATTTAGATTTACTGACTAAAGATTTAGAATCGAGCAAATCAGATCGATTGATGATTCATGAAGAACTAAAGAAACACGATGAAAGATTAGATACACATACAGAAAAATTGGTGGAACACACGCAACAAATTAAAACTTTATTTAGAGAAAGATCTAGGTAAAAAGAAAGGAGTTAAGAAGAAATAATTTTACCCGATAAGTATTATCAAGTCATTAAATGGACGGTTTTAACAGTATTACCAGCTGCATCTGCTTTAGTAACCATGTTAGGGAAAGCGTATGGATGGAATGGAACAGATATGACAGTGCTGACTATCAATGCAGTAGCCACGTTTTTAGGTGTTATCACTGGTGTGTCTGCATATAACTTAAAAAAATAGGGGGAAACAAATGAAAAAGAAAATTACTATTACTGCGATGAGCCTATTAACGGCTCTTTTTTTATTGCCAATTAATGGGTTTGCCTATACGATTAACAATGAATTTAATTTGGGCCCAAACGAAGGTAGCTCACAAGTAGCAAATAATCAGTACATTTTACTGCATGAAACGGCTAATGAAACAGCAACAGGACGCAATGAAGCACAGTATATGCAACGTTCATGGACTAGTGCTTACACTGCTTATATTGTGGGAGACGGCGGAATTGTTTATCAAGTCGGTCAACCTGGTTATGTACAGTACGGTGCTGGTTCATATGCTAATGCCAACAGTCCTGTGCAGATTGAGTTACAACACACGCACGATAAAGCAACTTTTGAAAAGAACTATAAAGCATATGTTGAATTGGCTAGAGATTCAGCAATGAAATATGGTATTCCATTAACATTGGACACGCCTTATAACCAACCAGGAATCAAATCGCATTTATGGGTAACGCAAAATATTTGGGGCGATCATACAGATCCTTACGGTTATCTTTCTGAAATGGGCGTAAGTAAAGAAAAACTAGCCTATGATTTGGCTCATGGTTTTACGGATGATAATCCAACTACTTCGGAGGATAAACCAGTCATTGATCCAACTAGAGCAGGTGCTGCAAATCCTACACTGACAGATGGAACAAATTACGCCCACATTGATCAGTTCGGAGAAATCGAAAACGCAAACTTGCATGTGGCTGGATGGCATATTGCTAACTATAAATACGAGTATATTTTCATTATGGACTACAATACTGGGAAAGAATTAGCTCGAGTAAGAGCTGATGGAATTTATAGACCAGATGTAAATCAAGCTTATAATACTTCTGGAAATGTTGGTTATCATGTATCTTTCAATATGCGTAATTTCCCCAACGAGAAAGTATACGTCATGATGCGTGCAACGAATGATCCAGAAGGGAACACTAAAGGCGGAGCACAAGATTTTCATGATAAGCGTTGGTATTTGAATATTCCACAACGATAAAAAATAGCCCCCCGTTGAGGGGCAGTACATAAGATTAAGGGAAGCTTACTTAGTCATTATATTTTGGTATAATGATAAAGAGGTGATGAAATGAATTGGTATAAGCCCGAGTATATGGGTACCGTTGCGGATTGGATAGGTATAATAGTAACTGCTCTTACCATATTCTTTACAGTTAAATACTATTTAAATGATAATAAAAGAGAATTTAGAATAGTACTATATCCACTATATACTAAGGAAGAGAAAGGAATAACCTTCACTTCTGCTCAACCTTTATTTTATGAATTTTACGCAGTGAATTTCTCGAAAAATCCCGATTCTGTATATTTTTATACTATCAGACCTAAGAGAAATATTTTGGATAAATTATTTTTCAAAATTCCTAAAGATCAATTAAGTTTAGCCAGTCCTTTTGAAGAAAAATCGCCAGAATATCAAACTTTAGGATCTAAAGAAAGAACAAAGATAGAAAAAATAAAAGTAGAATCACTTTATGCTCATTTGTCATATTTATATCAACGCACCAATAAAAATAGATACTTAAAAAAAATGATTTTAGAAATTGTGTATCTTAATGTAGAAGGGAAAGAATTTAGTAAACCGATAGTATTTCCGATAGAATTAATACGACAATACATGGAGGAACAAAAAAGAGTGGCTAGAGAATTACAAAAAATAAAGCCATTAAAAGAATTTCTAAGTGATGAGAGTGATAGTGAATGAGCTGATAAGTAACACAAAATAAGATCAAAAAATTTCCATGACAAACGTTGGTACTTGAATATTCCGCAAAGATAAAAAAAGCCCCTCGTTGAGGGGTAGTACATATAGTTTTCAATATAGTTGCTAATATTGTTAGCTAATTTGTTAGCAAAGCTGTATACAAATTTAGATAGTAAAAATACGTTTTGTTCTTTATATACATGCACTTTCATTATTGATTTATTATCAGATATACTAACAAAATTAGCTGATTTTTTAGCCATCTCTCTTGTACAATTAAACCAATGATGGTATATTGAACTTACAGCAAAGGAAAGTTAAAGCGTAAAATGGTGTATGATTGTTTTGTACAAGTACATTATTTTGACGTGTTTTTTCCTATATACTTTTTGCGTAGGTACATAAACGGAGGCGATTGTTATGGCTACTAAAAGTTTTACTGAGGAGTATAGGTTTACAAAAAAGAACGCTAACTCTTTAATTAATGCATTATCTAATGATAAATCACCTAGAAAACAGTTGGTAACTAATTTAAAAGTAATCGATGACAAAGAAAAAATAAAAAATATTTTTTTTGGAAGTAATAGTTAGATGGGAATACAGATTATCAGTTTAAGTGATTTATTAGAGGTTGCTCCGGATTTAGAAAGTGTAAATAACATACTAAAGACATTTAAATCTATTCCACATCCTATAACTGGTCAAGTTAATGATGTGGAATATTTTTTGCATCAAAAAGCAATAGAATTCGAGAAAGCTGCTTTAGCAACTACGCATCTTTTATTTAGCTCATATAAAGATAAATCTATGTTGGTTGGTTATTTTTCTTTAGCTAACAAATCTTTAATTATGAGCAAAAAAAATTATAACAATCTCAGTAAGTCCCAACAAAGAAGATTGTGTCAGAATGGTTCAAAAACTGAAACTGGTGGTTACATAGTTAATAGTTATTTGATAGGGCAAGTTGGTAAAAATTATTCTGAAGAAGCTCAAAAAATAGAGGCTATAAATGGAACTCAGATATTGACGATAGCTTATGATACGGTTTTACAGGCAAAAAAAATTATTAATGCTAGATATGTATGGATTGAATGTGAAAATGTTCCGAGGTTAATTGATTTCTATAGAGACTTTGGTTTTGAGGTTATTGAAAATTATGAAACAAACAGTGGATTAGTTGTAATGATTATGAAGTTAAAATAGTAAAACTAATTATTGCAAGTATCTATTACAACGTTAAACAAGCGTATAGTGAACTTAAAAAGATTTAAATTTGCAAAACAAAAACCTCAACCAATCATCCTTGGCTGAGGTTTTTTCATTTTTTCTGAAAAATCTAATCAAATAATAGACTAAAAAATAACCATGTGAGATAATAAACATAGAAAAAACCTTCAGATACCTCCTAACCCTAGAGTCTTTCCCCAAAAAGATAAGTATCTGAAGCTTTTTTCTTTTTATGACTTGGAAATAATAGCATAAAATAATATCTTTTACAAAGAATAAGTACAATCTAGTTTTTTGCTATTAAATGTGTAATAATAAATATGCCATCACAACATGAAGAATGAAACCCATTATTATCTAGTCTATGTCCATTCTTTTTGTTTGCAGGAGTTGTGATGGTTTCTCGTACATTTAGCTCAGTTGGTTAGAGCAGACGGCTCATAACCGTCCGGTCGTAGGTTCGAGTCCTAAAGGGCACATTAATGTAGCCAATTGAATTGTTCTGTGTTAGAATTTTTTGAAGAGTATTATACAAGCTAAAGCTTTTCTTCATTGCCACTCAAATGAGTGGCTTTTTTATGTATCCTTTTATGGATTAATGAAAGGATGTTTCACATAGTTATACTTCTGTATATTTGAAAAGTTTTACTTTGATTTTTAAATGGAAAGACATTTGGGTTATATTGTGAGATAATAATAAAGAAGAGTTTAAAGCATTCCCCAAAAACCACTCCCCCATAAGTGTGTTACGCTTTAAACTCTTTTATATTTGAAGCCATTAAAAAGCATACCATATTTTTGAAAAAAAGTGAGAAAAAAGACTTATAATTGGAGTGATAGTTAATTAGTGACTTATTTTTGATTTTATAGCACTGATACTATAAAATATAGATATCATCATACTACACAATCTTAATACCAACTTAAAAATATCTCCTTTCATAAGTATGGTGATAAAATCCGTTCCGGGCTACCTTTTTAGGTAGCCTACTTTAATCTTTGTATCTTTCTGGATCAACGAAAGTATACTTTATATAGTCATAACGCCGATGATCGCTTCGAGCGTCCGGCACGTCAGTCACCACATCAAACAAAAAGTATACATCCTTCTTCATTCTCGTTTTTGCAGCAGGAATTTTAAAGTAGTTCTTATTAGAATAGTAGAGATTGATTAATAAGCTATCTTCGATTGCTAAAAAGAAAACTTCTGAATCCCATACTTTATAAAAATCTTTGATAAACCTATTCGAAGGATCAAATTTAAACCATAATTGTGTCTTTCCTTCTATTAAAATATCTTGGTTATACGCATCTTCTTTGAAATTTAAGGTAATTGATATGTATCCCGACCAAATATTAGGGTTGTTAGAAATTAAAGATCCTAGTCCTAGTGATAATAAAATACCAGATAATTATACAGCGCAACAGTATATTGAAGATATTTACAATGTTAGATCTGAAATACAAAGAGTTCTAGATAGAATTGAAAATGAAATTGGTAAGATAATGATGGAAATGGAAAGATCGTGATAAAGTTTTTGTTACTATTTTTAATAATGCAGCAAAAAAATATTGCCACCATTTTGCCACCGATGACTGAGGTTTTCTCAGGTGTTTTGAAATGACCTAAAGATAGAAGAGATTATTTAGTTCCTTTATAACCTTTAATACTAGAAGCTTAGAGACTATCTTATATTAATAGAGAATAGTACAGTTAGATTATTGCGAAAAGAAGCCTTCATGGCCGTTCTGAAGATGGATGAGGAAGAAAGTAAGAAGTAGCAAGGAATTTAGGAGTTTCTTAGCTTTCAAAATTTGTGAAATTCAAAAATACTCGCCCTATGTTCGCCCAAGTTTTTACTTGGGCGAATTTTTTGCATTTTAAATCAAAGATCTTTTCAGACGTTGGGCGAAAATATCAACAGCTTCATTTTTCATTTTTTTGGTTACATGTGCGTAAGCATCCATAGTAGTAACTAATCTAGAATTACCAACTCGAGCCTGGATTTCTTTTGGGTTTGCCACCGGATTGTTACCGGTGGCTTTTTTTGGTAAAATTCAAGAATTTTTTCTTAAATTCTCCATGATATCTATCGTTTCAGTTTTTATCTTATTTGTCACATGAGAATAGGTATACATCTAATAATGCCTTGGATACCTTGGAATCAGTGGATGAGTTGGAAACAACTTTGGATTAATCAAAAGAATCCATGTATAAACTGAGTTATGCCGTTTAAGTTAGCGCAGAATCCCTAGCTATTTAAAAAATGGTTTGGCTAAGATCTCTCAAAAAGAGTATTTATTCAAATAACTTTTTAGAAAAATAATTAGGCTAGAAACAAAAGAAGCCAGCTACAAGAGCTGGAAAAGTTAATTTTTTGTATTCAGATAAATTAATATACAAATAAAAAATACTATCGAAAACACTAACCCAACTAAATAATTGGATAAAAAAAGGGGATCAGAATCTGAATCATCCCAAATCTTGATCATGAAATAGATAAATGGGAGGAATGAGACGACCAATAAACAATCTTTTTTACGCCATATTTTCAAACAACTTAGAACAATAATTTTATATGGACAAGTAACCCAGAATAAGATTTTACTAATAAATAACAAAGTTATATCCCCTTTATTTTTTCTCTTTCCCAATATATTTATTTTATCACTATTTATTTATTATGAGAAAGAAATGAGACTAAGGGGAGAAGTCACAACAAAGTTTCTGAAGAAGAAGTATATAAAATGGCAAATCGGCGTGTTGTTAATGCGAGTGAGGCTATTCGTAAGTTTGGATTTCTATATTAGATAATGATCGTCAATGGGAGGGAACGGAATAAAAATAAAAGACGGATTTTACGATAGTAGTCATGGTATTGATGGTTAAATACTAGATATGCCGATAAAGTACCCTAATTAATTCGGATTGAAAGAATGATGAAATGCGATAGACAGAAACGGTTGAAAAATAGTAAGAACAATTAGGAAGAGTTGAAATTCACATCCTTGTTTTTACTATTTCCGTTGCTGTCTATCAATTTATAAACATCAAAGTTATGTTTACTTAAAATATATCAATTGCTTATTGTCAAAGATAAATATAATACGCATCAGCTTCCGAAGTAACAGAATTTACCTTATGGAGTCCTTCTAATTTGATGTGGAGTTCATTGGCAACTTCTTCAATATATTTGTTAAATATCCTATTTTCTAATTTTAAATAATTAGCAATCTCTATAGAAATAACTTTTTTACGTTCTTTTCCTATAAACTGAATATTAAAATTCCTTATAACGTTGTTTCTATCACTTTCATTAGGAAAGCTACTTCTCATTGATACATATTCTTTTATAGATGCAATAGTGCTTTTTATCATTTGAAATTCATCCATAACTTCACCTTCTCTAATTATTTTAATTTTAATTTAATTATACATGATAATTCTGTTTTTAGCCATTTTTTTGCTGAAGAGAAGATTGAGGTCATTATGCAGGAGAAGAATGAAGAGGCAGCTAATTAGTCAAATGAAAAATTTGATAAAACAAATCAAACACAGATTACAATAAATGGTCGTTTTTGCAGTTTGATCGTGTAATATTTGTAAAATAATAAAGCTAAGATAAGCACAGCGGTTTCTAGTAAGGCGTATTATGAATTGATCCACAACAAGATAAATCAGAATTTTATTTAAATGAGTAAAAAAAGAGAAAATAAGGCACTTAAAGTCTAGCGACTACCGTTAGGGGAAAAGATAAACAGATTCTTTTCATATTTTTTAGTTACATAGACATTCAGAAAAAAAGACAATCAA